CATCTCCCGATGTATTGATCGTATTTTGAGCCACAATACTTTTTGCCATCGTCAACGCCGTTGCATTGGCAGGAATATCCTTGCCCCCTGCATATTGCGGGATTCCCTTAAACATCTTGGCGGTCAAACCGGCAGGTGTCACTGTTGCATGCTTGTGCAATGGCAAAATGACGTTTCGCCCACGAGGGATAAACGATCCAAGAATTGGATCATTGACCCATTCACGAAACATCGGTCCCTTTTGGTCGTTGACCATTGCTAACCCGGGTGGAACATCAGAACTACCTTTTGCAAAATTATTGGTATTAGCAACTCGGTTATTTCGGCCGGTCTCGTGGTACAATTCCTCGTTAATGGTCTTAACAACTGTAGTCAACGTGACCGTTTTATTACCTGTTGGAAACTTCAGTACCGCATTAGTTGCATTAGTAGCTGGCTGGCTAGCCTCATCATTGGCAATCAGTCGCTTTACCTTGGAGCTCAAACTATTCCAAACGCCCATACTCCTTAGGGCCGTTTCAAGGGCAGCGCCAGTTTTATCTTGGGCAATCATTTGCTGTTGCTTTGGCGTCAAACTATCCCATTTGCCCATGTTTTGAAGTGCTGCAACAACTGCTGAATCTGTCTTATTAACCGACAGCAATTGAGCAGTTTTCCAGTCCTTGGTGTTCCAACGGTTCGCACTGATCATTGCACTAGCAATTGCTTCTTTAGTTTTGTCATTCAGCTTGGCGTTCTTAGCTAAAAACTGTAAATCTTTCCAGCGTTTCTGGCTAATTAGTGCTTGGGCAATCATCGCTGATCCGTTGGTGGTCATTTTACCTTCTTTGATCAGCAGTTTCATTTGATTCCACTTGGTGGCGGATTGAACACCCTTATTGACTTCTTCTTGGGCATTAGTATTCAGCTTCCCGGTTTTGGGATCAAAGACTAAATTATTCCAAGTATTAGCTGCTTCCATTTGCTTTTTATTAAGACCGTCCAGAGAAACAACCGTTGACTGCGCAGCAGCTTTAGCAACTTTCCCGCTTTCTGCCGCAGCTTGGCCGCTCATCTTGAACCCGTTGATCAAACTGTCGATAAGCTTCTTGGGAACACCGTCCATATTCAGATCATCACGAATCTGGTCCCAGCTCATTCCTGCCTTGCGCCCGGCGCCAATCATTGTAGTATACATTTTATTGGTGGCTTCGGTGGTGTCCTTCTGGGCCAGCTTCAAATACTTCTTGTATTCTGATTCAGTGATTTCACCGCTGTCCCGTGCAGACTTCAGCATGTCTTTCTTGTTGTCCAAGTCAGCCCATGCCTTGCTTTGAGCGACAGTCAGACTGTTGTACATCGCTCGTGCGGTTTCTTTGCTAGCTGTCTTGTAATCGCCAAGCTCGGCTTGCAGAACCTGTTTTCTCTGTCTCTGGCTAATGTCCAGTGTTTGGACTTCGGCCTGAGCCGCTTTCTTTTGCAAGTTTTCGATCTGAACAATTTGGTCAGAAGTCAAGGACGTTCCTTTTTTACGAGATTCTGCTGTAATGGCATCGGCTTGCTTTGAATAGGACTTCAAGTCAGCCAATGCCTTGTTGTATTGTCCCTGCTGCTTCTTACTGTCTGATTCAACGGCAGAGCCAGCAGAACCGCCTAGCCCTTTGGCCAGTTGCTCAAGCTTTTCTTGCTGTTTCTTAGTACTCGAATCAGCGGCTTTGTACATGTCCTTGAAAGCAGTAGAAATTGTTTGGGAATTTTTCTTTGCAGACTGGCTGGTGTCACTGAGAGCGCTCGTAACACGCTTTTCGTAGCTCTCCATCTTGGATGCTGCATCGTCGGCGTCTTTGCCAATGTCAGAACCCCATTTATGGCTGCGTTGAGCAGACTCATAAGCTTGCTTTCCCCAGCCTTCCCACGCAACCATACCTACGGCTGCTGCGCCAGCAACCACTGCCAATCCAAGGCCTAACGGGGTCATAGCAGTACCCAATGCGCCAGTTTCTCCGGCTGCCACGGTTAGCTTTCCAGCTAACCCACCAAACAGGCCGCCAGATCGTTCAGCAGCACCACCAGTCTTCGTCAAAGTACCAATGACATTACCACTCGCATCAGTTAATTGGGCCATGACGTCTTTGGTGGCTGTTGATTTCGCACTTAAACCAGCCAATTTTGCGATAAGGCCAACAGAAGATTTTCCGATTGTCCCAAAGAAGCTAGTAATTCGGCCACCAATACTTAATACTGGCCCCATAGCTGCGGCCAGCAGGCCCCACTTGACAATATTCTGTTGCATTTGGGGATTAAGCTGGCCAAACCACTTGACTGCATCTGTAGCGTCTTTGATCAGTGGCTGTACACTGGGCAATACTCTTTGAGCAATTGTCATACCCAAGTTTTCAACATTTTGCCGCAGTACTTTGATCTGGTTTTGCGCGGACTTTAGGTTCTTCTCGGACAGGCTACCGACGTAATTCTTTTTCTCGGCCTTGTCAACTTGACTGTTCAATGCTGCAAGCTGCTTACTATTCTGTGCCAGAATAATACCAGCTTGTTGACCGGTTGTCCCGAACAGGGTGTTAAATACGGCTGCTTTTTTGGTAGCGCTCATGGACTTCGTGTGCTGATTAAGCACATCCATTACTGTACTTAAATTTTTCAGTTGTCCATTAGACTGAACAATGTCTGACTTCTTGATCCCTAAAGATGTAAGAACGTCCTTTTTTGTACCGATGTTTTTAATGGCGGTGTTCAATGACACAATAACTTTACGCAAACCAGTACCGGCCTTGTCTGCTTCTAACCCGTTGTTCGAAAGAACACCTAGCGCGGAAGCTGTTTCAGAAAGCGTAAAATGCGCTTGATGTGCTGTTGCACCGACATAGGACATCCCAACACCCAGCTGCTGGAAGTCTGTTGCCGTTAGGTCAGCCGCATAAGCGAGCTCGTTGACAGCCGTTTTTGTGTTTCTAGTCATTGTCGCGGTACTGTTAGACTTCATGCCAAATGATTCAAGTGTTGACGATGCAACAGAAACGACATCGTTAAAGTCGTCACCAGACGCAAGCGCTCCTTGCAGTTCTGTCTTCATAGCCGCAATTGCTTGCTTTGACGTATAACCACGCCGTACCAGTTCCTCATACCCGGCGGAAATTTTTTCAACTGATACGCCGTAATGATCAGAGTATTTAACGGCATCGGATTGCATCTGGTTAACGCCGCTCATTGCCTCTTTAGCTGACTCACCGCCAGTGGTCAATAAGTTTTTGATAACCGTCATTTGGTTCTGGAACTTAATGGCTTTGGCAGTCGCAGCCGCGAATGCGGCGGCAATAGGCACAGTAATGCCGGTAGTCATCTTGTCGCCAATAGACTTCATACGGTTACCAATGGCGATCTGTGCAGTGCCAAGCTTGTTAATTGCGCCGGTAACACCAGTAGTTTTTACGCTCATTTCAGCTTCGGCTTGAGCAGTACTGATGTATTTCCTGGCAAGTGTGGCCAGCCTAGCTTGTTCACGCTCAAGATTTGAAGCTAGCCGGGCTGATTGAGGGCTTAACTTATCTTTACCGTTCATTGATGCCTGATAAGCTTTGTTGGATTCAGCCACCACCTTTGCCTGAGCAGCAATGGTCTTTGCCAACCCTCGCTCTTTTGCGGATAAGCCATCAACCTTTTTCCCAAAAGTGTCATAAAAAGAAGACTCAGCCTTCATCTGCGAATCAAAGTACTTGAGCTGAGACTTTGCATTCTTTAAGCCATCACCGAACTTTGAACTGTCCAGACCCAGTTCGATCATCATTTGGCCCAATGGTTCTGACAATTAAATTCCTCCTTTCTACATCGATTTAATGAAGTCAGCTAGAGAAACAGAGCCTTTCTCTGAGCTTTCGTCAGATAGCAAAACAGCCTGGAGTGTTTCCCAGTCTGTCTGCATAATGTCATTAATCGTGAACCCCGGTACATTAGATACAATAGAACGAATCATTTTGTATATCTGATTCAGTGCTTCTCGTTTGCCGATTCGTTCGTTTCCGCTTTTTTTGGGTCGATCCCGAATAATTGCTGGTTAAAGGTGTTGAACACCCGGTTGAAGTCCCAGGAAGCAATACCATTCAGGATTTTTTCTTTAGTTAGATTTTTTTCTGTAAAGCACGACGCCATGAACTCAGCATTCTTTTCCATCCAGCCCGCTTCGTCCAAATCGGGGAAGTTTTCAGGTGTTAGCTTTAAGCCTTCAATCAACTTAGAAGTAGGCACAAATGCCTCTTGAAAATGTTCGATGTTGCCATCTTTATTACGTAAATCAAGTTTCAGCATGATAA